ACGTCAAAGAACAAAATCACCGCAGGCGATATTGCGGCTTGCTTGGTACACGTTGATCGGCACACTTATCTGTATGCACTAAGCAAGTTCTGTCTCGATGATGAGGCACGTTCTGAGCTTAATCGTTTAGCCATCGCGGAGGCTGAATGCTGTGATTACCGGGTCAGTGAATCGGAGCCCGATGATGTGGTCATTAGACTGGCTTTGGCTGCTTTAAACTATGCGATATCAGCGTCCAGGTGCTGTGCGTGTAATGGCGTAGGGCAGCTCATTGAGCAGGCAAAGGTAACCACTTGCAGTCGATGCGCGGGGTCAGGTAACAGTGAGATGAGCGTAAGGCGTCTGGCTAGTATCCTTGAAGTAGGGCGTTGGCGATCACAAAAGGTATGGATGCCTCGTTTTCAGGCGTTGGTATCAGATTACCAGGTGCGTGATGACGCTTTGCATATTGTTTTAAGGCGAGGGTTACAAGATGGGTAAAGGGAGTGAGCAAAGGCCGACCGATTTTAAGCGGTTTAATGCGAACTGGGATGCCATATTCCCTGATAAATCCCTGATAAAAACACCTGATAAGGAAGTGCGTCAAGCCCAATCAGAGCCTGACGCAGAGGAGAATTCAAGTACGTGTCAAAAGGTACTTGATCGCTAGTGCTGTTTGCCGCAAATTCTGGACATAAATGACCTTAATTGTTCAAATGCTTCAAGCTCTTCAGGAAGCCATGCAACTGGAAATTCTATTGAAGCAGTATGTTTAACACTAAATGCAAAGCGCGCAAACTTTACTCCTTTGGAGTAAATGGACATTTCCGTAACCCCTATACTTTGGCCTCCACACCCTTTCCGTAACCAGACACTCATATTGTCATGTAATAGGGTATGTATAAGCTGTGATTGAAGTTCATCGTCATTTAAGTCCAACTCCAAATCATACATTTGCCATTTTGCGTCATAAGATATACGAAACCTTGGATATTCCGTAATTACCTGTCTCATAAGGATGATGCAGTCTTTAATGGCTTTTATGTTGTGTACTTTATTGGCCTCCTCAAGTTTCAAGTCTTTTTGTTCTGTTGACATTTTTTGCGGCACTAGAAAACGCCTAAATTCTTTGGGGTGAGCAGGGCATATATCCTCTTCTTTGAGGGTTGTAATATTCAGATTTAGGCGAGATTTGAAATAATTGATGTCATCAAGGCAAGTTGCCAGATAGCTGATATCCCTAATTTCTGTGTAGCCATCTTTACCAGAATATTCATTACTAACGGTGGTGGGTATATTGCTTAATAGTATTCGCTCTAAATTCCTAACATTGTCCCTGCTTGCCTGTACGATTAATGATTTAGAATAGTTTATGTCGTAGGTAGAGTTATGCTTTATCACTCTACTGTAATTATTTGAGCTAACGCCTATTTTAAAATGCATATCATTATTGAAAGGCAATATGTACAAGTAGTTATGTGGCTTTAAGTCTGCGTTTGTCAGTGGGGTGATCATTCTGTCGGCTCTTCCGCAGAAGGTAAGGGTTTGCCGTCAGCTATTTGCTGTATTAAATCAATAAACGCTCGGTCGTATTCACAAGCATCCTCCTCCATTGCATCAAGCAGGTCTTGTGCGGCGTTTCTTATGTCAGCGTTAGGGAGTGTCATGGTTCTGGCCTCGACAGTAATGACTTTTGTTTCAGTGATGCGGCCCCTAGCATGATAGCCAGGTAACGCTGTGGGTTGCTCTGTTGCCAGTTAATAACAGTTCTAGGGGCAACATCGACTAGCTCGCAGGCTTCTTGCAAAGACTTAAAGCCTAACTGTTTTGCAAATTCAGAGGGTTTCATCGGATTCCTCATTTGTAACTACGCAATCGTCAGGTACGCTCAACCACTCTACATGCCCACTTTTAGTCAGGTCTGAAGATATTTCGATTTCATCCCCGTCACCGCTATTGAGTTTATCTTCAAGCTCTGAAGCCCAAGCGCCAAGCATCTCTTGTGAGCGTTTAGATTCAATAAGGTCTGCGTCTAGCCAGCCATCAAACGCTGTTGTTTTGCAGACATTCAACAAACGCTCTGCGATGTGGGCAATGCCTTGGTTGGTTATTTTATAATTATTCATTTTTATTCTCCTTAGATGCCCCTGGTGGGGCGTTTGGTTAGATGGTAAATGCGATATTGTAGACATCTTTATAAAAAGGCTTGTCACCCAAACCTTGTTCATCAAGGGAACTCATTACAGAACCATAAATTCTTCTACATTCTTCTGCATTTGGCTCCCCGTCAGGGCAAGCATTTTGCGCCCAACAAGCCATTTGCATGTACGCTTCTTGAACTTCTTTGTTATTGCTGCGGTATTGCTTGTCCAGCGCTAACTCAAACTGCTCTACCCATTTTGCATAATTCATTTCGCATCTCCTCACTAACTGAAGCGTTATTATAACAGTAACTATTACACTAATACAACTATATTACAGTAAATAAGGTAATAAACTGCATTTCGGACAAAGATTACGAAAGTTTGTCCGTTACATCTGATGTAAGCATAGGTATAGCCAACAACCAAAAAAATGAAGTCTCGCTTTACCTTGCGGACAAAGATTACGAAAGTTTGTCCGTGTAATAAAGGTTGTTTTGTGGTAATAAAATATAACCACATAGTGTTGTGTTACCTGCCACAATGTGGTTAAATATTACCAAGATAGGGTTTTTGACTCTCTTAGTTATCTATTTACCTCCTTCTTTGGCTGCTTTTGCGGCCTTTTTTTTCTGTCTTCGGTAGCTGTTTAAGTATCCCCGAAGTGGTGTTGACTATGGCTAGACCTACCGTGATGACGCCTGACGTTGTCTCTAAACTAGAACATGCTTTTAGCATGGGATGTACTGACCTCGAAGCCTGTATGTATGCGGGTATCAGCAAGGCTGCGTTCTATAAATTTCAGGAAGATAACGCGGCGTTTAAAGACCAAAAAGAGGTGCTTAAAAGTAACCCGTTTATGCTTGCTAGAACCGTATTAGTAGAAGCTTTGCGGGACGGTGATGTAAACACAGCACATAAGATGATTGATCGTAAGGAGGGCAGTAAAGTTGCTCTGGATCATGTATCAAGTGATGGCAGTATGACGCCGACGATTGTGCAGTTAATTCCTTATACGCCAGATGATGATGCTTACAGCGAACATTAATCTGCCCGGCAAGCTGGTCCCAGTATTCTCTGGTGATGCGCGCTACCGGGGAGCCTTTGGTGGTCGAGGGTCTGGTAAGACAAGAACCTTTGCGCTGATGACTGCAGTAAAGGGTTATCAATGGGGAATGAGTGGTCAGTCAGGTCAGATACTTTGCGCTAGGGAGCATCTTAACTCTCTCGATGAAAGCTCATTAGAGGAGATTAAAAGCGCCATTCGTGGTGTTGACTGGTTAGCGAATTATTACGATGTGGGCGAGAAGTATATTCGTTCAAAAGATGGGCGCATTAGTTATGTGTTCGCCGGGTTAAGGCGCAACCTAGACAGCATTAAGTCTAAAGCCAGAATCATTATAGCCTGGGTGGATGAGGCCGAGCCTGTTTCTGAGGAAGCGTGGCGTAAGCTTATCCCTACAGTGCGAGAAGATAACTCTGAGATATGGGTAACGTGGAATCCAGAGGCAGCACGATCATCCACAAACAAACGGTTTAGAGATGCACCGCCTGATGACTCTAAGATAGTAGAGCTGAACTGGCGTGATAACCCGTGGTTTCCAAGCGTCTTAGAGAATGAACGACTAGCGGATAAGAAACTACGCCCTGATGTTTACGACCATGTCTGGGAAGGAAGCTTTCTGCAGGCGCATGAGGGTGCGTACTACTCGCATTTGATTGAGGATGCACGACGAGAAGGGCGTTTAGGGAATGTCCACGCTGACCCTTTGATGGACACTAGGGCTTACTTTGATATTGGTGGGACCGGGGCGAAGTCTGATGCAACAAGCATATGGACCGTTCAGTTTTACAAGTCAGAGATACGAGTATTAGGTTACTACGAGGCGCAGGGTCAGCCGTTAGCGACACACGTTGCCTGGTTACGCGATCAATCACAGAACATAAAGACTGTTGTGCTTCCGCATGACGGTAGAACACACGACAAAGTCTATTCGGTTAGCTACGAGTCAGCGTTGAGAGATGCTGGCTTTA